ATTGGAGATCTCATGCGATACTGACAGGGGGTGACACTGTCACCTGAACAACCGATTCGGAGCTAGAACCCGATGGACGAACAGATTCGAGATGCGATGGGTAAAGTGCTCGGCATGTTCCGCACGAACATGAAAGAGGACGAAGCCCTGAAGTTCAGCCAAGCGTTTCTGAACTTGGCACACGGCCAGAAGCAACTCAAGGAACTCAAACAATCCAAAGGGGCCTAGCTCTAAGCTGGGCTTGTGGCACAGGCGGCTGATCCCCGCCGAAGATGCCGTTAACCGAACCACAGCCTTTAACGGGGGTTGTGCTACCTTGACCGGAGGCACAGCCAATGTCCCAAAAGACAGCAGAAATTCATTGCAGCGACGGATCGGTGGTGATTGTTGACGCGGACGACTACGAGTTTTTGAGCAAATTCAGGTGGCATCGGGCAACACGAGGGTACGCGACCGCGACAATATCCATGCACAGACTTATCGTTGGTGCGCCTGTCGGCAAGGAGGTCGACCACATCAACGGGGAGCCAGCGGACAACCGAAAAGAGAACCTTCGCCTCTGCACACGAAGCCAAAACATCGCTAACACCAGGAAGCCGCGCAGGAAAAATGGGTGCCAGAGCAGATACAAAGGCGTCCATTGGGCCAAGACCAACAAGAAGTGGGTCGCAATCGTCGCACCGAACGGGAAAAGGTACAGGCGATATTGCGACACGGAGCTTGAGGCGGCCAAGGCGTATGACGAAATGGCGAAACGGCACTTTGGAGAATTCGCTAGACTGAACTTTCAATAGGGGAAACCGAAACTGCTGACTGGCCGGTCAGTGGCGGAGGCACCAAAAAACGAGAAGCCCATGCAGGGGCTGCATTCCTTGCATGGGCTTTTTTCGTTTTTTGGTTTCCCCTTTTTTGTTGCGCGAGGCGGCAAAATGGCTGAAAAACATCATCTCTTCCCGATGACGAAGAAGAAGTACAAATTAAAGAAGCACTTGCCCCTGATGAAGGGCAAGAAGAAGTACAGGATAGAGAGGCAGTCTCGGCCAGTCCGCGGCACGGACGTCCAGGACGACGCCAACATCGATCGTCTCATCCGTCGCGCGGAGACCATGGTTCGTCGTAAGCAGTCGAAGTACGGAAAAAAAGGCGGTCGGATTGGTCCCCCCGAAAGGGAGCGACCAAGCAAATGATCGACCTTCACGACAAAGTGAAACGTGGCCGAATTCTCAAGGCCATCAAGACCTCACGCGAGGCGATGATCCCGTTCCGCCGCGTCCGGAAGCAACTAGTCAAGGACTACGTTGGTTCCTGGTACAGCGAAACCGGTGCCGACAACAAGACGCTCGTCAACCTGATGAATCAGACGGCGAGGATCTACACAGTCGCCTTGGCGGCGAACAACCCGCAGGTGATGGTCTCGACGCCCCGCGTAGAACATCTCCCCTTCGCCCGCCGCTTCGAGGTGAACCTCAACAAGCTCATTTCCGACATGAACATGGACAAAACGTTCCGTGCGATTGTCCTGGATGCGTTCTTCAGCCTCGGCTGCGGCGTGGTGATGATGCGGGACACGGACACCCGCTTCCACGGCTTGCTGGAAGCTGAAGAGGATGTCTGGCTGGACCCCGGTGAACCGTGGCTGAACCGCGTGCCGATGGACGACTTGATTCTCGACATGTCAGCGCGGGAACTGTCCAAGATGCGGTACTGCGGGCACAGATACCGTGCCGACTTCGAGAAGGTCAAGGACGAACCGGGCTACTCGAAGAAGGTCCGCGACCAGTTGGTTCCTTCGTCTCGCCAGCACAAGGAGACGGAAGGATCGGCCCGTGACGTGGCGACCGGCGACGGCTGGGTCGAGGACGATGACTTCAAGGACATGATCTGGCTTCAGGATGTCTGGATCGCCGAAAACAACTCGATCGCCACATTCGCTGTCGACGGTGCCGAGGGGGTTACCACTCTTCCGCCGCTGATCGAACGCGACTGGACCGGGTCTCAGGCTGGCCCGTACAAGTTCCTGTCACTCGGGGATGTTCCGGACAACCTCATTCCGGCGTCCCCCGCCATCAACCTGAAGGGGATGCACGATCTTCAGAACCGCCTGCACCGGCGAATGGAAGACGACTCCGACGCCCACCGGGTGGTGAATGCGTATCCCCCGTCTGGTTCGGACGACGCCGAGAAGATTCGGACGGCCAAGCGGAACTCCTGGGTCCGAGTCGGCGACCCGAAGTCGATCCAGCAGATCGAGGTGGGTGGTGTCGATCAGCGTGACATGGCGATGGCTGCGTTCGTCCAGGAGGAATACGACCGTTTCGCTGGCAACCTTCAGGCAATGGGTGGCCTTGGTGCCCAAGCCGCGACAGTCGGTCAAGAGGAACTGATCCACGGCGGCGTGTCGCGAAACGAGGCCGATATGCGGATGGCCGTCGTCAACTTCGCGTCAGAGACCATTCTCGATCTTGGGAGGCTGATGTGGGAGGACCAGACGCTTGAAATGCAAACGTCGATGCCGGTGGGCAACTCCGGCCTGGAAGTCACGGCCGACTGGACTCCCGACCTGCGGGATGGGGACTTCGAGAACTACGAATTCAAGGTCGAACCGTACTCGATGGTCTTCAAGACTCCGGAACAGAAGCTCCAGGAGTTGTTCCAGACGTTGCAGCAACTTGGTCCGCTGTGGCCGATGTTCCAGGCGTCCGGTGCGACGCTGGACGCGGAGGCGATCGTTGATGAGATCGCGAGACTGAAGAACCGGCCCGAATTCAAGCGTTTTATCACGTTCACTACTCCAGCCGACCAGCTAGGGGGTGATCAAAACACGGTGAGGCAGGCAGCACACACAACCCGCGAGTCGGTTCGGCGGAACGTCCCAACTGGCGGCACGCAGGAAGCGCGATCGAACGCGATGATCCAGTCGCTGATGGGCGGGAATTCACAGGTAAACGGCCAGATGGCCGCGGCAATGGGGAGACCGCCAGCATAATGAAGATGATCAAGTACGTGAAGAACGGCGAAACCGTGTCCCGCGAGGAATTCAGCAAGGGAGCAAAAGAAGACTGGCTGAATCATCCGCCAGTCGTTGCGGGCACCTACCGCGACCACGATCCCCTGATTTCCGAGGGCCTGGGCGTGATGAAGTCGCAGGTCGGGGAAATGAGGCAGGAGATCAAACGGCACAACATCAAGGGCGTCGCTGTCCGGGACAGCGGGCAATTGGAGATCACAAGTCGCCGCGGCCGTAAGGAGTTGGCCCGCATGCGCGGGTTAGCGGACGCGGACAGTGGGTACGGAGATTGATCATGGCAGACGTGTTGGACCAAATTACAGAAGACTCGACCCGCGAAGACATGGACGAGATCGTCGATCAGATCATCGCGGACCAGCAGTCCGAACCGCCCGAGGAGACTTCGGACGCGGAAAAAGTTGGGATCGAGAACGTTACAACTGAACGAAACACCGGCGACGAAGAGACTTCGGACGCCGAGACAGCCGGGGACGATAAGCCGCCCGCTAAGTCGAAAGCCGACTGGCGCACGGACGATACCGTTTCCGAGGCAGCCACGTATGGAATTGACGAGGATGAGCTATCCACGTTTTCCAGCCGTGAGGAACTGGATCGAGCACTGAAGTTGTTCGATCGACAACTGGACGCCGAACGGGAGAAGACCGGCGGCGATCCGGAAGAGAAGGCTGACCTGGACAAAACTACCGATGACACTGTCACCGGTACGGACGGTCAGTACAAAGTCGGGCTGGACCCGGACATTTACGATGAAGAACTCGTCGAGGAATTCGCACGAATGCGGGACCACTACGAGGGACGCATGGCCGCGCTGGAGGAGCGTTTTCACAACGCTGATGCGGTGGCGGATGAAGCCGAGTTTGACCGGGCTGTGGATGAGATGGGCTTTGCGAAACTCTTCGGCAAGACCGGAGAGGAAAACAAGTCCGAACGGGAACGTCGGCAACAACTGTTCGAGCAGGTTACGGTCGAACGTGAAGTGTTGACACGCATGGGTCGTGCTGTAGGGACGTCGGCGGCGCTGGTCGAAAGAGTGGCCCGTTCGGTGTTTCCCGATGAGTACGACAAGAAGCTACTAAAAAACCATACCCGCAAGATTTCCCGCCAGTCCGGGAAGCGGCAAGGCGACGGGGCAACCCGGCCGACCGATCCGCCTCAAGGGATTCGGCAGGAGATGCGTGACTACTTCAAGGAATTGGACACGCAAAGCGGGTGACATACGGGCGGTAGCCCGGCAAGGAGTACCCAATGGCACTCGGCATTGAGCAGATTGATGATTTTGTTGCGTCGTATCTGCAAAAATACCCAATGGGCAAGTGGCAGGACATTTCCAGCCCCTTGCAGGAATACTACTTCGCATCGCGGCTGTTCGACAAAGGCACAAAGCGTGAGATGTCGACGTCACAGTGCAAGTGGAAGGTCAAGGTCGACAACAACGACAACTTCCAGGTCGTCGGCCTGTACCATCGTGATTCGTCCGACCGCGTCAACGTGCTCACTGAGGGTTCGTTGAAATGGGGCCTGACGACCACGAACTACCACTACGACATCGACGAAGAGATCTTCAAGCAAGGTGCTGACCAGATCGTCGACTACATGAACCTGCAAGAGCAGGGACTCATGCAGGACTTCTTCGAAGGGATGGAGAACCTGATGTTCGGTGCTGGACCGACCAGCCCGACGCAGTCTCCGTTCCCACCCTGTTCTCTGTTGTGGTGGATCACATCCACGTCCGACAGCACGACGGAGAATAACGCCACT